ATCAGGGTCATTATAAACACTGTAATAAACTGTATTTAAATTGTTTTCTACTCCAGCAGCTATTAAATGGTGGTCATGGATAGTAATGTATTTAACTCCATTAGTACCATCAATAGTTATTTCAGAAGCAAAGAAAGTCCTAGTGCTTAATGCTCCAGTGCCTTCCATTCTAAAGGCATAAGGTTTGTTAGCACCATCGGCAATAATAAGCTCACCATAGTCAAAGGTAGCTCCTTCAAATATAACAAACTGGCATTGTCCTTGTCCTGTTCTATTTAAAACACTACGACCTGTAAAAGCTGTGTAATTATCGCCTCCTCCTGCTACTGAACTTCTATTAATTTGTAAGTAAGTAATACCATCGTTAGTAAAATAAATGTCATCACTTACCGCAACAACAACACCATCAGCATAAGGAAAAACTCCTAAGATAGTATCGGCTGCACCTGAAGGTTGTGTTGCACTATCAGCTCCAAATTTAGCATAGCCATTTATTCTTCGATAGCCACCCTCAATAGAAACTTCAAAATTCTGTAGAACTGTGGCTACTCCGGGACTTCTTAATAAGTCTATAGAGTTAGTTGAAGTAACTAAACCGCCATCACAGGCAACTGTATAAGGTTGTGAACGTGCCATAAATTAAAAGTAAGTTCTATCGTCTGTCATTCGTGACGGAGCTTGATTAATTAAGTTTGACTTCATGTATTTCATAGCTTTTTTAAAGTCCTCTAAAGCAAATGCTGCTTGTTGTGGAGATTCTTTAAATTGCCAAACATAATATCTAGTTCTTGACGTAATGACATTGCTGTATTGTTCTGGTAAAACTATTGTATCGTCATAAGCTGATAAAGCTGTTGGTCTGTCAAAGGCATAAAAATGCACATTGTAAACTTTGTCTGGTATAGGACTTAGACCAAATTTTCTAGCATCTGGTGATTGTATAACATATTTTGGTTCACCATATTTTTGTCCGTTTGCATCGTCTTCGTTTTCGTTGTCTCTGTAGTATCTTGCCCAATCGGCATGGTCTAAATATTTTAAACCTTGTGAAACATAAGGTGCTGATTCACCTGAGACATTGATGGTTGTCAGATAAAAATCATCCCAGTCTATTGATGCATAATCTGTTGTTAGACTAGAACTACCATCTTTTAATGTGTACCATCTGGTCCCTGCAACAGTAGCGACAGTGACATTCCCATAAAAAGGGTCTGTACTCCCACTAACTCCTGCTGAGAAAAAAGGCAACTGAGGTTCTTCGTTAGCAATGTCAAACAATGCTTTATTAACAGAATCTTTCACAAACTTTTGTAGCCCTATAGCATTGGCAAAGTTTGCTGCAGTAAGTGGTACTTCGTTAAGTTCTCTCAGAACCTCATTAGTTATATCTAAATATGTTGTTGCCATTATTTTTTATGAACTTTTTGTATTACAAAGTTAGCTGATTTACTAGCTCCCTTGTGGGGTTTGTATCCGTCTTTAGGGTCTTTCATTAGCTTGTAAGTGTTGCCACTTTTCATCCAATGATAACCTTTGGGTGCTGATACTTTCATGTTTAGTTAGGTTTTTGTACATGCATAGCTTTCTTAACAAGATTACCAGCATTATATTTCATACGACCACCATGACCTTTGTTTTCACGTCTAGCAGCTTTATTACCATCCATGATACCATCAACTTTTTCGACTTTTGAACCCATCATGTAGTTCATTCTTTTATCTTTTTTCATTCCGTGTTTCATAATTTTATCTCTCCTTATAAAAAGTGGAGGAGTCCGAAGACTCCCCCTCATTGATATTAGTCAATACCATAGAAAGCTGATACTAAGGCATCATCTCTCAATACTTTTGCTCCATAAACATGTAAGCCTCTAACAATATCACCAAATGAACTTGGGTCTCTTAGGACTTCAGTTGAGATGATTGTTTGAGCTGTAGCTGTTGAGGAAATATGACCAGCTAAACATTTACCAGCAGCAGCAGATGTTGCAGCAATGTTGTTAGACTTGTACATATTGAAACCTCTTAGCTTACCGCTAGATACAAGACCATTTCTGATTGAGCCTTGTCCTGCGTTAAAGTCTACAGATAACAATTTTGAAGATGCTTGACCAAGAACTTCGTAGAAATCAGGACCAGCAACGAACCATCTTCCTTCTTCAGGAACATTCTGTTCGTCTAATAGTCTTGCCATTCTAGCCATAACGTCTATTGGGTCATGCTCGTTAGTACCAAAACCAATGTCCAAGTTACCTGTACCATCAAAAGTACCTGCAGCTAAGTCAGTTGCATTGTCAGAACCTAGTACGTGGTCTGGTGTAGAAGATGAAACACCTGAGAACATTGTTTCGATAACTGCTGCATCGAAAGAATCTCTTAGAGCATAAGCTGCTGAAGATGTTGCTACTTCTTTAAAGTTTACATGAGACATGTCTCTCTCAATATCATCTACGATGAATTTGAAAGCTTTAGCTGAATCGACTACGAGTGTTAGCTCTTCGTCAGTTAGCTTTGTTTGAGTTGTGTCAGAACCTCTTGTGTAGTCATACACTGAGATTACTGGCTCTTTGATGATTTTTACGGAATCACCATAGTTGCTGATTTCTCCGGAGTAGTCAGTATTTGTAATAGCTTCTACAACTGATGCCTTTCTGAAAAAGTTTAAAACTTTAGCAGAATATATGGAAGGCAGGAAGAAACTATTAGCTTGACCAGCAACGGAGTTAGCGAAGTTACCATTTGTATCTGGTGATGGTTCAAAATATTGTGCCATTTTTTACTCCTTGTGGGTTAATCTAAAAGTTTATCTAGTGATTCTCCCTTCGTCCCAAGCTTTGTCGATTTCTTTTTCAAGTCTATCAAACTCAGCTGGAGATAAAGCTAGAATCTCCTTTTCGGTCCAAACTTTTGCTTGTTGCGGCTCGACACTGGTTGTCTTTGCAGACACCATGTCAGCTGCTGAAGCGTTACGTTTAGAACCTGCCGATGACTTTTTCTTCGGGCTATTCATACCCATGTCAGACTTAAATAAATCTAATGCTCGACTGGCTGCTTCTGGGTCCCCTGCATTTTTATAAATCCAGTTTTGTATGGACTCAGGTTGAGCTTTAGCCCAGTCATGAAAATCATCACTGTTTCTGATATCATCAAAATCAGGATGTCTTGACTTGAGTTCTTTCTCAGCATCTAGTCTTACTAACTCTTGCTCTCTTTCTTGTAGAAGTTTAACCTTCTCTTCCAGAGTTTTTGCTCGGCTTTCGCTTTGCATAGATGCAACAGTTTCCACTACATCATAAACATCAGGATATTTTTGTTTAAACTCAGCAAGTTCTTCTTCAGATTTAGGTGGGGTATATTTTACCTGTCCTTCTCGAGCTTGTTCTAATAGTTCTTGCTCTTTCTGTTTAAACTCATTAAGTTTACTATCGTAATGTCTTTTTAAGTCATCGTAACGTTTTTTATAGTCGGGTCGCTTGTAGGGTTTTTCTTGAGCTTTTGTTTCTTGAACTTCTTCTTCTTGAACTCCTTCAGCTTCTACTTCTTCAGTTTCTGCTTCAGGGTCTGGAAAATATAAGTTACTTGAGTCAACAAAAACTTTTTCCTCTACTTTGTGCCAACTTTTATCCGCATTATACGGGTTAGCCTTTTCTTGTTTAGCCATCTTTTTTCTCCTATTCAGTGCTAAGCATTCTTACAAGGTAGCTGCTGTACGGGCAGGGCTTGTCTTGCAAAGGTCGCCTTTCGGTTAATCTTTAGCTACGCACATGGCCAAAGGGAGACATCATAGATTTTTTGATTTCCATTGAAGTTTCATCCTCTTCTTGAACTTGACCTAACAGTGATTGCTCACCAGCCATAGGTCTTGTTACTGAGTATTCGACTTCAACTTTCTTATCGTCTTCATCTATCTGCATTTCTCCGCCATCTTGCATAGCTGCTCTTTCACCACCAGCATCGTAAGCAGCTTCGGCATCCTTCATCATTTGCATGAGGTTGTCTGCACCAATCTGCTCGACTGCTTTGGCAGTAAAGACAAATTCTCCATCTGATAACCTTGCCGGTATATCATCTGAAGTGCCTGTCCCCGGACCATCAACAGGACCGGCTCCAGTAAACTCAGAAGCTTTTTCCACCACTTTGTCAAACACCATGCTCAACTCAGGATTAGCTTCTAGTTGTTCCATTAACATAGACTTTTCTTCTGGTGATAGGGCTTCCCCAACCACAAAGTCTATAAAGTTTTGTTCCATTTCTTCGTCAGGTAGCATTTTACTTTCTTCTTCTTGTGGCTCTGCTATAACAAGCAAAGCATCCATTTCGCCACCTTCAGCTTTTTGTTCTCTTTTATTTAATTCTTTTTTAGCTGCTTCAATAAAAGCTTTTTCTTCAGAAGTTCCTTTAAATACAGGTATTTTATCAAAACCAGAACCTCCTAAACCACTTATTATTCGTTCAGAAAGATTTATTCCTCCACCTAATATTTGTCCAAGTGTTTGATTATCTAACCTATCTGATAATCTATCAGTTCTATCTCTCATTACTTCTTGATAAACATTTTTTAATTCTTTTTTATCTAGTTCAATTAAGTAAGATAAGTAATCTTCAGAAGGCATACGCATTTCGCCACCTTCAGCTTTTTGTTCTCTTTCTAATATTTCGTCTCTATTTTTTAATAAGTTTAGAAACATATCTTTTGATTCTTGGTCTTGAATAAACATATCAAAATCACTTTGAGCTTTTCTAAATCCAGATATGTTTGGATTTTCTTCCATATCCATTATCATTTGGTCATAAGCAACATCGTCTAACGGACTTTTTTGCATCATTTGCATAGCTTTTTGTTGCATAAGCATGGCTCGTAAATTACCATCATCTTTATTGCCTTCAGCTAAAGCCAGTCTATT